TTCCACACGGTCTGGATTACCGTGCTGATGGCATTCATCACCGTGGTTACGACAGACTGGATTCCGTTCCACGCACCGGACAGGAAGCTGCTGATGCCGTTCACTGCCGAGGTGAATACACCGCTGATGGCTGTCCAGATGGTCACGAAGAAGTCCTTGATCGCTGTCCACACAGTTACTGCGACCTCCTTGATGTTGTCCCAGAGGTTGATCCAGAAATTGCGGAAGCTCTCGCAGTTGTTCCACAGGTAAATAAATGCCGCGACGAGCAGTCCGATTGCCGTGATGATGAGACCTATCGGGTTTGCCGCCATTGCCGCATTCAATCCTGTAATTCCTGTTTTCACGACACCTATTGCGGATACTATCTTCGGCGCGAGTGTCATCAGCGCTCCGACGCCGGTCGCCATCTTGCCGACGACAATCAGCACAGGACCGATGGCAGCTACGATTGCCGTGATGGTCAGGATCATTTTCTGCGTCGCCGGGTCCATGTCCATGATGGCGTTCATCACGTCGATGATCTTCTCCATCAGGCTCTGGAACGCCGGTGCGACTGCCTGACCGATGGTGACGGTGAGCACGTCGAAGGTGGATTTGAGCTGTTCGATTGTGCCGCCTGTGCCAGACATCAGGGCATTCGACATGTTCTCTGCCGAGCCGCCGCAGTCGTCGAGCGCGTCCCGGAGCGAGGACACTTCTGAGGGTGAGGTCTGGATCAGCGTCAGCCATTTGGACATCTGGTTTTTGCCGAAGATGTTAGCCGCGGCCTCGAGCTTTTCCTGATCGGTAAGTCCGGAAAAAGCGGAGTTCAGGTTCGCCAGCACAGTCGGCATGTCCTTGAGCGTGCCGTTCTCGTTGAAGATGGCGTAGGTCTGCCCGGTGGAAAGCCCGAGCTGATCCATCGCCGTCGCGCCTTCCTTGGCGGGAGAAGCGAGACGCGCGAGTCCTGTTTTCAGAGCGTTCGCGCCTTCACTGCCGGAAATACCGGCGTTGCCGAACACATCGGTAATCGTCGCGAGGTCCTTCACGTCCCATCCGACGGTTTTGCAGATAGGCCCTGCGACGGACATCGCCTCGAACAACTCCGATGTAGTGGTGTTAGCCTGCGCCTGTGCTTTGGCGAGAACGTCGGCGTAGTTCGCGGCTTCCGAGGAGTCCGCGCCGAACATTTTCATGGCGTTGCCAAGTCCGGAGGTGGTTTCGGAAAGATCCGTGCCGGTTCCTGCAGCGAGGTTCATGGCTGGTGTCAGCATGTCGGTCGCTTCTTTTGCCGTGAATCCCTGACGGGCGAAATTCAATGTAGCGTCCGCTGCATCCTGCATGCCATAGACTGAGTTTTTCGCGGATGTGCCGATCTGGTCCCACAAGCCCTCGAAGTCCTCGGCGGAGTTCGCCGTATCTCCCATTGTCTGCTTGACGAGGTTGAACTGCTTGTCCACATCGCCGTACGCGGTGACAGCCGCGGTTGCACCTGCCACGACGGGCGCGGTGAAGCCCATCGTCATTTTCGTCCCGGCGCTCGATAGGCTCTCGCCGACAGACTTGACCTTCTCACCGGCAACCGCGATCTTCTGCGCGGAGACGGAGCCGAAGTTCTCGTATTCCTTGGTCAGGCTCTTGAGGTCCTGTTCGGTCTCGACAATTTCACGCTGAAGAGCGTCATATTGCGATTGGCTCATGTCGCCGTTTGCGAGAGCGGCGTCCGCCTGCTTTGCCGCTTCCTTGAGCGCTTCGAGGCGCTCCTTGGTGGCGGCGATTTCGGTCTGGAGTCCTTTCTGCTTCTGGGAGAGGAGTTCCGTGTTGCCGGGATCGAGCTTCAGGAGCTTGTTCACGTCCCGCAGGCTTTTCTGCGTATTCGATATCTGCTTGTCGACCGATTTGAGCGATTCGGTCAGTTTGGTGGTGTCGCCGCCAATCTCGACGGTGATGCCCTTGATTCTGTTTGCCATGCGGATTCCTCCTTCCTGTCCTCGGGGTCCCCGGCGAGCGCAGCTCGTTGGGGTGGGTTAGAATCTGTCCATCATTTCCTGTGTCGCGATTTCCGGGTAGTCCCAGTCGTCGTTGCTCATCTCCGCGTACATGTCGTTGACCGTGCCAATGGTCAGAAGATCCAATTCACTGATATGCAGTCCGATCTGTACGCAGCGCAAGAGAAAGAGCGGGGTTGTCATTTCCCGCTCTGTCGCACGATGTTTTTTTTAGACTGAACCTGCTGTTCCGTATTGATTCCCCACAGCTCGATGATCTGCGGGAGTACCTCGTAAATCGAGAAGGTGTTGAAGCCGTCGAGCCATTCCTCCGGCGTATCCGGCACATCCTTGTCGGCGTGCTTTGCCATCAGCCACGCGATGTTCTCGAACAGCTCCAGACTGAATGTATCCAGGCTGGAATTCTCCTCGTCGTTCTCGCTGATGCCTTTCTGCAGCTCGTTCAGGTCCCGGTAGATGTCCCGGTGAAACTTGTTCCGGTAGAGTCTTGGAATAGCGGCGGAGGCACGGAACGTGACTTCCTGACCGTCAATTTCTATTATCTTCGTCACCGCCATCGCTTACTCCTCCTCCGTTGAATACGAGGTGTTCGCCTTCGCGCCGGACGAGGTGCTTGCCGTGTCGCTCGGCTCGTAGACCTTGTCGTACCAGGCGTTGTAAACCGAGTCTGTGGTGTTCGTTCCGGTCTTGACCTTCACAAGGCCGGAAGGCAGAGGCGATACCGTGATGGACAGCGTGTCAGTCTGCACCTCGGTCGAGTCCTCCTTCGTCTGACCGCTGACAGATGGACGGGTAGCCGAGCAGTAGTACATGCAGTGGCGGATCTTCCTCTGGTCGCCGGAAAACTCGAACAGCAGCGCGAAATGCTCCGGCTCTACGTCCTTGTTCTCGGCGATGACGCCGTTCGCGTCCTCGGTTTCGTGCATCACGTCTGTAAGGAAACTTTCCGGGATGAGCGCCAGCTCGAAGTCGCCGGAATAGCCGTTGTTGTTGCTGACCATGTAATAAACCGTATCGTCGGCGTAGAACGGCTCGTTGTCGCCCTCCGCGTCAAGCGACAGTGAAACCGCGCCGGGCATCGCCACGGGCGTGCCGAACGTGACGGTTCCGTCCTCGGCGAGCGTCGCGATGGCGTAGTGGCAGTTCTTCAGGCCGAATTTGACCTTGTTTTTCTTGTTAGTAGCCATAATCGTTAACCTCCAATAATCTGTGTTTGGTAAAGCACCTCGTACATCTTCTCGTCCTCGATCCAGACCTCCGACTTCTCGTAGGGAAGCTCGTGTGCGGTCAGAATGTCCTCGATTTTCGACTCGATGTCCGGGTCCTTCTTGTCCGTGTAAAGCTCGATGTTCAGCTCATCGATCCGTTCCCAGACCACGTTGTCCGCGAACATGTTGTCCGTTCCCGGAAACAGGAAGCAGATAAACGGCGGGTCCGGAGACTCGCCCTCCGCGAAGTGGTCGTAGGCGATGGGAAGACCTGATTCCTCGAGCATGGTTACTATGTCGTCGCAGCTCATAGGCGTCATCCTTTCAGCTTTTGCTGGATTTCCTTCACCAGCTTCTCGTTGCCAGCCTGTTCCGCGGGAGCGATATGCGGACGAGCCGCGACACGTCCTCCGCCGCGCTTGGCGTGGCCATGCTCCAGAAGGTGGGCGATCTGGTAGCGGTTTCTCGAATGCACGACAAGGTCAATGGAGTCCGCGTCCTCGCTGACCGTCTTGACCGACCATGATTTCTTGTATTTGCCGGTGCGAACGGGAGCGCCGGACTGGATGTCCTTCCTGACGGATTTCGCCGTATCCCTGACTGCGTCCTTCATATCGTCGGTGGCAAGGTCGGCGTATTCCTGCAGGCCCTTCATGACCGCGTCGCGCAGGCCGTCGATGGAAACTTTCTCGTTCATTTCGATTTCTCCAATGCGCAGTTGAATTTCAGCGTGTTCTTCTTGTAGCCCATAGGGTTTACGTAGGTGATGTTGTAGACCTTGCCCTCGGCAAGAATCCGGTACTTCGTGGACTCCACAGCGGCAAGCTCTGAACAGTATCGGCATGTGAAGTTGAGCGATTCCTCCGGGTTGATCACCTCGCCGGAGGTCTCCGAGCCGTATGAATCCGTCCCGACGGTCGCCCAGCACTTGAAGTAGTCCGTCCACGTCGCGGTGTGATTGCCGTACTTGTCTGAGGTCACCTCGTTTTTCTGGAACGTGACCGGCACGCGCATGTTGGCTATCTTCATCAGAATCCCTCCTTGCGCACGCCGAACAGCAAAGCTCTAAGCGTCAGGTTCAGCTGATTGTGGTCCGCGTCCTCGCGGTGCTCGTACAGGTACGCCACGGTGTAGAGGATGGCGATACGCATGCGGATGAGGATTGTCTCCTCGCTTGATTCCCATTCCTCGTCGGAATAGCGGGCGATGTCCTGCACGGTCGCAGTCGCTGTGGTTATCAGGTTTGAAATCAGTTCGTCCTCATCGGAAGAACTGACTCGCAGATAGGTTTTTGCTTCCTCAAGCGTTACTTCCATGAGAATCCCTCCATAAAAACAGCCGCTCCCAGCCTTATTCAGACCGAGAGCAACTGCGTGATAATTACCTTGTTACTTAGGCAGATTTTACGGAAAGACCGCGTACGGCCTCCGGCAGGATCAGCTTGCCGTCCACACGTTCACTCGCAAGGAACCCGATCTGGCCGTTTGCGGCATACAGTTCGGAGAGTCTCTTGAAGCTGCGTCCCTGACGGTCGGCGATCCAGTAATAGGAGAAGTCTCCGAACAGGATCGGTACATTGCCCGCCACCAGCTCCGGCGCATAAATCGAAGTGCGGTACGGACGGTTAAGGATGGTGTCCGGCTGACCAACCACAACAGACGGCTGCCAGATGTAGTTGCCGTTGCCATCCTTGATCTTGCGCAGCGCCTTGACGGTGGAGTCGTTCAGAATCCAGACCGCGCGGTTCCTGTAGACAGAGCGAAGAGAATGGAACACGTCCATGATCTCATCGAAAGTGATGCTCGTGTTGGCGATTTCCGTGGTCGCGCCCTCGGTCGCCTTGACCTTGGTGAACACGCCCTCCGGTTTCTTCTGACCGTCGCCCACGAGGAACGCCTCCTCCTCGGCGGCCCCGATTCTGCGGGCGAACTCGGTGGAGATGTAGGACTCCAGATCGAATATGCTGTCGTTCATCAGCTCCTCGGATACCTTGATCGCGGTTCCCAGCTTGTACGCGGAGAGCGTGATCTGGTCGAAGGTGTCGTCGGATTCCGGATACAGCCCGTTCTCCTCCATCCACGAAGCGGTGCCGTGAGAAGCGACAATCGGGATGGTGTGCGTTCCGCTGTCGGTCTGAATCACGTGGGCGAGGCTTCTGAAGAAGTTCTCATCGGTCAGCGCCTGCACCAGCTGATGCTCGTACTCATCCGGCACAAGGTATCCGCCGTTAGCGTCTGTGCCGACTTCGAGCACGTTCTGCACGTCGTACCAGTTGCGCTTGCGGATCGAATCCCAGAAGGCGGTCTTGTACGCCTTGCTGCCGATGCCCGGCTTGTCGTCCGGCTCGTCCTTTGCGCCCGGCTTCCCGGTGAGCGGAGAAGAAGTCGGCTGACTGAGCATCTTGTCGATCTGCTCCTGCCGCTGCAGGCGCTCGATGTCATGCGTCAGGTCGGTTACTTCCTTCTCCATCTTGTCGTAGGTGGTAGCGTCCTCCGCGGACACATTGCCGCCATTGTCGGAGTGGGTGTCGAGGAAGTTCTTCGCTGCGTCCCACGCCTTTGCTCTGCGGTCCATGAGTTCCATAATCTTGGTCATAATCGTTATCCTCCTTAATGTGAGAGAAGCGACAGGCGCTTCTGCAAATCGGTGACTTTCACCGTGTTTTCCATGGGTTTCTTGGTATCTGGCTTGCGTTTCGGTATCAGCTTCGAGAGCAGGGAGTCGGTGACGGCTTTCCGGGAGAAAAGCATGAGGGAATCATCCGGTTCATCCGGATTTTCTTCCTTGGCTTCATTCTGACCATCGGCGAACAGGATCTCGTCGGCGAATCCGAGCTTCTTGGCCTCCCTGGCGTTCATCCAGGTCTCGGCGTCCATGAGCTTGCTGATCTTGTTCCGGGACAGACCGGACTTGATTTCGTAGGCGTTCATGATGGATTCCTTGACCTCGGACAGCATGTCGATGGCTTTCTGCATCTCCTCGGAATCGCCGATGGCGATGGTTGCCGGATTATGCACCATCAGCATGGCCACCGGGCTCATGCAAACCTTCGTGCCAGCCATCGCGATAACGCTTGCCGCTGAAGCCGCGAGCGCGTCGATCTTGACGGTCACCTCATACGGGTAGTCCATCAGCATGTTGTAAATCTGCGCCGCTGCGAAGACGTCGCCGCCCGGCGAGTTGATCCAGAGCGTGATATTGCCCTTGCCGGAGTTCAGCTCGTCCTTGAAGACCTGCGGCGTGACTTCATCGCCGTACCAGGTCTCATCGGATATTTCCCCGTCGAGGTAAAGCGTTCGATCTGAACCGAAGCTGTCCGGCGTTTCGTTTCTGGTCCATCGCCAGAATTTTCTTGTCATAAGGACTTCCTCCTTTCCCGGAGCCGGTCACCGGACTCCGTTTGTTCCCGTGATTCTTCCGATTTCTCGGTCGATTCTTGTTCTTCATCAGGTTGTTCCTCCGTTCTCTGTGTCGATGCTGAGGCTGCGAAGATTCCCGCATCCTCGAGCTTGGTCATGTTGCCGTTGATAAGGTAAAGGTCGCCGCCTTTGTCCTCCGGGATGCGGTCGAGGTTCTCAAGCTCGCGTATGTCGTTCGCCGACATCCATCCGTTCTGGCGGGCTGTGGCGTAGCCGTTCATGCGGCTTTCGTAGTCGCCGCGAAGCAGACCGTCCACGTTGAACTTGAAGAAGTATTCTTTCTTCTCCTCGGGTCGCAGCAGCGCTCTGCGCATCGACTGCTCCCAGCGCGACACCCACGGATCGAGCGTGTACTTCACAAATTCCAGCGACTGCTGTTCGATGTTCGAGAAGCTTGATTTCTCCAGGTCGCCGATCATGTGCGGCGGGATTCTGAAGATGCGGGCGATCTCGTCTATCTGGAACTTCCTCGTCTCAAGAAACTGCGCCTGCTCCGGTGAAATGGAGATCGGCGTGTATTTCATGCCTTCCTCGAGGACAGCCACCTTGTTGGAGTTGGCGGAGCCTCCGAAGGCTGAGTTCCACGATTCGCGAACACGCTCCGGGTCTTTCACCACGCCGGGATGCTCGAGTATTCCTCCGGGCGTCGCGCCGTTGGCGAAGAACTTCGCGCCGTACTCCTCGCAGGCGATCGCCATGCCGATGCTGTTCTTGGCCATTGCAATGGGCGAATAGCCCACTAAGCCGTCGAATCCCAGTCCAGGAATGTGAAGCACGTCCATCGGAGACAATCTGACGAGACTGCCTTTCATGGTGTGCGCCTCGTCTGTCGAGGTTTGGTATTCGTAGTAGAGCTGCCCGTTCTCGTCGCGGTCGACCGTCATGCGGTTCGGCATCAGCGGATAGAGCGCCACGACGTCGCCTTTGCCGTTGCGGATGATCTGTGCGTAGGCGTTGCCCCACAGGAGCAGGTGCGTCATGAGCGTCTCCCGGAACACGAACGATGTCATTTCGGGATTGGGCTCGTCATGCAAAAGCTCGTAAAGCGGGTGGTCGATAGCCTTTTCCTTTGAGCCGTTCTCCGCGTAGCGATAAAGATGAAGCGGCAGGCCCGCGATAGCCTCGGACAGAATCCTCACGCACGAGTAGACCGCCGTCATCTGCATGGCGGAGCGTTCTGTAACAGCTTTGCCCGATGTCGTTCCTCCGAAGAAGAAGCGGTACGAACTGCCCGCCGTGCTGTCCTTGGGAGCGTCGCGTCCTCTGAACCATCTGTTGAATATGCTCATAACATTTCCTCCATTTGATTAAGGGCCTCCCGCAGAAGCAGGAAGCCCATGATTGCTATAAAGATCATTCGTCTATCGTCACGTATAGGAACCAGGGTGGCTCGCGCGCCGCTTTTTTGGTAAACACAAGACCGCCTCGCGCGGAGAAATAACTCCCCATGCGAGGCGGTCTTTTTATGCATCCCTGCGATCCTGACCCTGTCATTTCAGGCATCGCGGAACGGCATACAATCCCTGCGCCAACACATCCCTTATCAATCAGTGCATGTGAAATTCCTAATTGTTCCCGATGACCTTCACCCCGTCATCTACAAGCACTTGTACAGTGTCTCCGCAGTCTGATACATCCACCGAGGTCAGACTGTTAGCCCTCAGGTCCAGCTTGGTGAGGTTGGTGAGACCCGACAGGTCCACCGAAGTCAGATCGTTGTCGTTCAGGTGCAGTGCGGTGAGGTTGGTGAGGCCGGACAGATTCACCGAAGTCAGATTGTTGTGTTCAAGGACCAGCTCGGTGAGGTTGGTGAGGCCAGACACGTCCACCGAGGTCAGTATGTTGCTGCTCAGGTCCAGCGCGGTGAGGCTGGTGAGGTACTGGATGCCCGTAGCGTCCGCAATACGGTCACCATAGGCGTCCAGGATCGTGGAATTCGCGATCTCTTCTGCACTGAGCTCGTTGTCGTCGTCTGTGTCGAACAAAGATTGCACCGCTCTACGGAAGTTCTTGTCGGGGAAGTGCGCCTCGTCGAGGGGGACGCTGACGTCAGGCTTCACTTCCAGTGTGGACGAGTCCTGTTCCGGAGAAATGTTTTCCGTCGTTGTCGTCGTCGTCGCTGCCGTCGGCGTAGCCTTGTTTCCTCCGCATCCAAAAAGAGACAGTGCCATAAGTCCCATAACGGCGATTGTTGTAAGCCTTTTCAAAGCATTCATGATGACCTTCCATATTTAGTCGGTTCGTTTTCAACCGGACAGCCGCGCTCCGCCATGCCAGACGGCTGAACGATGCGGCCACCCCGAATCAGTAGTAAAGAAACCGAGATCCCAGAGCACCTGTCTTTCAAGCGCTCAAACCATGATACATTGCCTTACGCAAGTGAAATGCCACAAACACTGTCGGATTTCGTGCAATATAGGAACAGAACGATTGTCATCACAACAGGCACATCAAACCAGGACAGCATTCTCACTAAATAAACAAGATGCCTCTCGAATCGTAGACAGAAGCGGCATTGTCGTTGCCCATTCGTATCGCCCGGTCGAGCGCCATGATGGTTGCGATTGCGCCGTCGATCTTCTCGGTCGATTTCTCCTTGTCGGCCTTGATGTTGCCTGCCGGATCGGTGCGGATGAAGATGTTGTCCATCATCCAGCGGAGAACCGGATGCCCGCCGTGCGCGATTTTCTTCTCCAGCACGAGCTTCATCAGCTCCTTGGTTGGCGGCGACATGTCTTTGAAGCCCTGTCCGAACGGAACGACCGTGAAGCCCATGCCCTCAAGGTTCTGCACCATCTGCACGGCTCCCCAGCGGTCGAAGGCGATCTCCCGGATGTTAAACCGTTCGCCGAGGTTCTCGATGAACTTCTCGATGTATCCGTAATGGATAACGTTGCCCTCGGTGGTTTCAAGAAATCCCTGCTTCTGCCAGAGATCGTAGGGGACGTGGTCGCGCCGGACGCGCAGGTCGAGCGTATCCTCCGGCACCCAAAAGTACGGGAGAACCACGTACTTGTCGTCCTCGTCCAGCGGTGGAAATACCAAAACGAACGCCGTAATATCCGTCGTTGACGACAAGTCCAAACCGCCGTAGCAGACGCGGCCTTCAAGGTCGTCCTCGTTTACCGGGAAGGCGCAGGCGTCCCATTTGTCCATCGGCATCCAGCGCACCGACTGCTTCACCCATTGATTCAATCGAAGCTGCCGAAAGGCGTTCTCCTCGCCGGGATTTTGCTTTGCCGACTCGCAGGCGGCTTTCACCTTGTCGATGCCGACCGTGATGCCGAGGCTTGGGTTGGCCTTCTTCCAGACCTTCGGGTCCGTCCAGTCCTCGGATTCGTCCGCGCCGAAGATCACCGGGTAGAAGGTCGGATCATGCTTGCGTCCGCTCATGATGTCGAGCGCCTTCTGGTGCTGCTCGTAGCAAATTGACTGCGTGTCGTTCCCGGCGGTCGTGATCAGGAAGAACAGCGGCTGCATTCTCGCGTCGCCGGAGCCCTTGGTCATGACGTCAAAGAGCTTCCGGTTCGGCTGCGTGTGCAGCTCGTCGAAGATCACGCCGTGGGTATTGAAGCCGTGCTTGTTTGCCACATCGGCGGAGAGCACCTGGTAGAAGCTGTGCGTCGGCAGGTATTCGAGCCGCTTCTGCGATTCGAGAATCTTCACGCGCTTGCTGAGTGCCGGACAGAACCGCACCATGTCGACTGCGACGTCAAAGACGATCTTGGCCTGATTCCGGTCAGCCGCGCAGCCGTAGACCTCGGCGCGTTCCTCGCCGTCGCCGCAGGTGAGCAGCAGCGCAATGGCCGCTGCGAGTTCCGA